AGATTGATGTTGTCAAGAACGATAGGGGCTTTAATGATTGGGTGAAGGCTACTCCTGCTATTGCTGGTGCTGCTTCTGCCCCAACAGTTGACCCCTCACAAGGCATGGCAGCAAGTAAAAGTGCAACTCAAGTACGGAGTACCTATGAAACGCCTGAAGAACGTGCAGCGAAGCAGGTCTACATTGTCCGTCAATCTAGTGTTAGTGGCGCTATCAATATCCTGTCTGTTGGTGCTAAAGCACCTCCCGATGTGAACAAGGTGTTGGAAGTGGCACGACAACTGGAAAACTATGTCTTCGACAAAAAAGACCCCGGCCCGTCTGGGTTTGAAGACCTTCCTGACTTTGATATCCCGAAGCCAGAATGATTAATCCGCTGTCCTTCCTTGAATGGGTAAAACTTCAAAAACAAGCGGATGGATTCACCAGACCCATTGATTGGCTCCAAGCCCAATATCAACGATATTTGGAAAGTTATAATGATTCCACAACCACGATTTGAAGTGCGCTGGTCAAATGGCGCATGGAAGCTGTTTGACACCCATTGGTATAGTTCCATTGACATCTTTGGAACAGCCAAGGAAGCTTGGGCAGCTTTAGCTCGGAAGATTAAGTGAGTTTTCGGGGGAAGCCAGACAAAGCTACTAAGCCCAGAGAGTAGGGTAATCAGCGGAATAGCGAAGACTCCGTTATTTGGAGTGAATGTGTCTAGTAAACACATTGCCTCGAACCTATTCACAGCACACTCTCTTCCCCCACCTTTTTATGAAACGTTTTCTATATGAAATCTTTGCTGGTACAATATGCGTGGGCCTTATGGTACTTTGCTTGGGGTATGGTTTTCAGTTGGGCCATAATGTCGCTACTAAAGAATACCCCAGTATAAAGGAACAACACGAGCTTTGCTATGACACAGACAAATATGAAGCATGGGTAGCCCGTAAGGATGGATTCATGCGTTGCTTCATGGAATACAAACAATATCCACATAGGGTGCGAGCTTCGCACATTGATGAATGACAACTGCTTATCTTGTTAAGGACACGGTATGACTATCGCATTACTGGACGGGGATATAATTGCTTACCGAGCAGCCGGTAGCTGTCAACCGACAAAAGAAAAGCCACACCTAGAACCTCTGGATGTGGCTATTTTTCGCGCTGATGATTTGATGAACAGGATTGTGAATGAAACGAAGGCTGATGCATATAATTGCTACCTTAGTGGTGGTGAGTGTTACCGTCATCGCTACAATCCTGAATATAAGGCTAATCGAAAGGACATTCCTCGACCAGAGTGGCTTCAGCCCGTTCGTGAACATTTGGTCACTCAATGGAACGCCTCTGTAGCCATTGATCAGGAAGCTGACGACGAGATGGGCATCTATCAGATGTCCCATAAAGATACCATCATCTGCTCCATTGACAAAGACATGTTGATGATTCCGGGTGAGCATTACAACTTTGTTACAGGAGAGTTCCGTGAACAGTTTTCTATCCCTGCTATCCGTCATTTCTATTGGCAGCTCGTTATGGGCGACCGCACTGACAATATTTTTGGTTTTGACGGCAAAGCCAGAAACACTGTCCCGAAAAAGCTCGAATCTACTATGGATGAGCTGGCAAGCTACGATGATGAGTTGGACATGTTTGAGTTTGTTCAAGCTCTTTATAGTGATGATGATCGCCTTCTAATGAACGGAATTTGTTTGTGGATACGCCGGGAACCTGAACAAATTTGGAAATTCCCATGTTGACCTATGATCCTAAATCAGGGTACTTTTATCGAAACGGTATTAGAGCAGGGGGTTCTGATTTCACAAAAGGTTATCGACGGATTATGTGGAATGGAAAAAGATATAAGGAACATATTTTAGCTTGGTACTTCTATTATGGGGTTTGGCCGGAAAACCAAATAGATCACCGTAATGGAAATAAGGCAGATAACTCTATTGCTAATTTACGAGACGTTTCTCAAACAGTAAATATGTACAATAAACTGCTACCCCACAAAAATAACGGAACAAGATTTTTGGGAGTATCCGCATCTGGTTCTAAGTTTTTTGCTAGAATCAAGGTAGGAAAAAAATTGGTGTATTTGGGAACCTATTCTACTCCAGAAGAAGCCCAACAACACTACTTTGATTTTAGGGGTTTGCTGTGTGACATGGACTAAAGCACGATTAAAATCCTTTATTATTTCTGGACTCAGAGCCGCCTCTAGACGGTATCCACCGAAATATGAGGTGCTTGCCTCTGCCAAGACTGAAAAGAAAATCAACCCCACTTCAGGCCGTCTGGCCCAACACTATAAGTGTGCGAAGTGTAAACAAGACTACCCTGCCAAGGACGTGCAGGTAGATCATAAAAAACCTGTTGTAGACCCTAAGACGGGCTTTACAACATGGGACAATTACATCGACAGAATGTTTTGTGAGAAAGCTAACCTACAGGTACTTTGCTCTGTCTGTCATAAGAAAAAAACACAAAAAGAAAAAGAACAGGCTAAAAAATATGCAAATCGACAAGAGCTTTGAGATGCCCGAGGGCACCGTTACTTTCCAAGGAACCCTTTCCCCTGAAGAATTGGACTTGGTACTTGCTGTTGGCCTCAATACGCTTATGCGTAATGGTGCTATTCCTTTTACCAGTCGCCCCACTGAAGTTATTCACGAGGGTACTACAGAAAACATTCAATGAAGCATCTCTATCTCCCAGATGTACAAGCAAAAGATGGAAACGATTTCACGTTTCTTAATCGAATCGGACGATACGCTGTCGAGAAAAAGCCTGACGTTATTGTGTGTGGGGGTGATTTTGCTGATATGCCTTCACTCAGTTCTTACGATGTAGGCAAGAAATCCTTTGAAGGTAAACGATATGTTCTTGATGTGGCAGCGTCTCACCGCGCTATGGCCTCTTTCTTACAGCCTCTTTGGGAGTTCAATGACCGAGCCAAGAAAAACAAAGAAAAGCAGTATCATCCACGCCTCGTTCTTACCTTGGGAAACCACGAGAATCGAATCAATCGAGCCGTTGACAATGATGCAAAACTTGAAGGAGTTCTTAGTATTTCTGATTTGGGATATGAGGGATATGGTTGGGAAGTTGTTCCATTCCTCGATGTCATTGTTATCGACGGCGTTGCTTACACTCATTATTTTACTTCTGGTTTGTTGGGTCGTCCTGTTACAACTGCTGCTGCATGTCTTGCCAAGAAACATATGTCTTGTGTACAAGGCCATCAGCAAGGGTTGCAAATCGCTACGGGCTACAAAGCAGATGGAACGCTCCTAACCTCCATTATTGCCGGAAGTTGTTATGAACATGATGAAGACTATATGTCCCAACAAGGAAATGCCCATTGGAGGGGCTTCCTCATGCTGCACGACGTTATTGACGGCAGCTTTGATCTCATGCCCGTTAGTCTCCGATACTTGGAAAAACGATATGCTTGACGAAAAAGACGTAAAGATTTACAAAGAAGAGAACCCCAATCAACCAGACATGGTTAACCATCCTCCTCACTATACTTCACACCCCTCTGGTGTGGAATGCATTCAAATTACCGAACACATGTCCTTTCTCATGGGTAATGCAATGAAGTATCTATGGAGAGCAGACATGAAGAATGGTGTTGAGGATTTGAACAAAGCAATTTGGTATCTCAATCGAGAAGTAGAAAAGAGGACAAAGGGTGGAACTTGAAGAACTAAAACAACTAATTGCTAGTACCCTTGATGTTACAGACTTTCTTGACATCTTGGGGCTAGACCTTGTGGACATTCTCGATAAATTTGATGATGAAATCAACGAAAACTTTCTTGAGCTTCAACAAGCAGTACAATGAAAAAGAGCACACACGTTCCAACTGATTCTGTAGAACGACAACATTACAAAAAGAAATATTTGGAACGTGTTCTAGAAGAACAAGATGCTGAACGAGAAATCAAACAATATAGACACAACTCTTGCTCCGACTTACCGCCCGACGAAATGCCCCAAGCACCGTCAATGGATTAAGAAAGGTACTTGTGAAATGTGTCTATTGGAAGCTGACAGGTTGAAAGCTCAGAGAGAGCTAGAATCGGGGAGCAACAAGCCCCCTGTTGTAATAAGGAAAGTATGA